CTGCTTCTTGGCCTTCTGCTAGAGGTCCAGGATGCAACGCATGGTCATAGTGCAGAATCACCCGGCTTAATCCAAGCCTTTGTGCTGGCCGTGGCTGACTCGCTTCACCTGCACGGCGTAGAGAATGTTGACCTTGTGCAGGCGTTCCTGCTGGCGGTAGCCGACGCAATCCATACGCATGGCGCAGATAACATTGACTTAAGTATTGGCCTTGTGCTGTCCGTCCAGGGAGCAACGCATGGGCATAGTGCAGAGAGCGTTGCGCTAACCCAAGCGCATCTCCTGGCCGTCCAGGATGCACTTCATGGGCATACCTCTGACAGCATGGCCTTGTTGCAGGCATACTTGCTAGTCGTGGCCAGCACACTGCATAATCTTACGTCAGACAACCTGGAGTTTGTGTCTCGGGCAACGACACTGATTCTCGCTTCTCGGTCCTTTGACTTGGAAGTGGAGGCCCGGGCCTTTGATCTGGAGACACAGATGCGGTCCTTTGACTTGGAAGGAATGGACAGATAATGGCTACTAAACGTGAAGTCAAGGAAGGGCAACAGTTTCAAGGCGTAGACGAGTCTATTGTCTATCGCATTGACACGTCAGGATTCGGCGGCACTCCGTCATCGCCAGTTGTAACCGTCTACGAGTTGAGAGGAGACAACAAGCATGACGTAACCAGCGTAGTCATGAGTACAAACTCGCCAAGCATCAACGGCGACTACGTAGTATTGTCGCACTTGAACACCTTAACAGCTAACAGGACGTATAGGGTCGAGGTCAAGTTCACGTCAGGCGGCAATGTCTTGGAGTGCTGGTTCGAGGTTGTAGGAGAAGAATGATGACTATTCCGCTATCGGTTCTACTAGCGCAAGTTGACAGCGAAATCTCAGGACTAGACAGCGAGTTGGCTGAGTATCGTCGCCTGCGCCTCATCAAGTCAGCGGTTGCACAATACTGGCACGATGTCCCGGTAGAAGTGACCGAAGACATCACCGGGGACGGTGGCCGTTACTATGACGTTGCAGGGCTGGCCTCATGGGTGGAGGGGCTTAGTAATATCTTGCGAGTCCAGTATCCAGCGGCGACGATTGCTGATGACGACATGCCTCAATGGTTAGAAAGTCACCAGTGGGAAGATTATTGGGATGGCGCAACGCATTATCTGCACTTGCCTAATTACTCACCAGCGGCAACCGAAGCAATACGAGTCCTCTATACGACGTCACTACCCTGGGTTGCATCTGCTGTCGTCGTCGATATTGAGCAGCCTAGTCATGGCCTGCAAGTAGACGACTATACTTACTACGATGGAGATAATTGGCTGGAGGCGGATGACATACTCAACGCCACTCATCAAGTGACAGTTGTACCCGACAGTGACAACTTCACTGCCGCGCTATTGGCTTCGGACATTCCGACCAGCGATTTCTTCCCACTGTGCAAGTTGGGCGCGTCAATGTGCGCCCAGGCGATTGCTGCCAGATACAGCAGGACGAACGAACCGGCGATCTCTGTTGACTCAATCAGGCACATAACTCGCGCCCAAGAGTGGGCGATGAGGGCCAAGGAGTTTCTGCGTACTTACAGAGAGATGCTAGGCATACCTGACCCAAGTATGGTTCCCGATGTCACGCCAGCCAGCGCGACAGTGAGGTGGCCGACTGCCGCTGAAGGTGGCAGACGCTACTTGTTCCACAGGCGAGGCGAGTGATGCCAGATATCAACGCGCCTTTCTACGTTGACTTCAGTTCGCTTGAGAAGTTTGGTGCGAAAGCATTAGGACCGCAACAGGTCGAGAGTATAATGCAGCAAGGCGACCTGCTGGTCAGTGAGGCACTAATATACCTGCACGCGCAGATTGTCGGCAGGGCACAGAAACACTCCAACACCGGCGAGTTGGCCGATAGTTTTGAGCAAGAGACAACCAGAGAAGGCATGACCGTTGTAGGCACAGTTGGTTCTTCTCTGCCCTATGGAATGGTAGTGGAGAAGGGAGGCACTTGGGAAAAGTGGCCTCCGCGTGATGTCATCAAGGCATGGGTTGTTCGCAAGTTTGGCCTAGACCCGGAAAGTAAAGAGGCCGATAGCGCAGCCTTTTTAGTGCAGAGAGCGATAGGTAAAGGGACAACCAAAGGCATCATGCGACCATATGACAGTGGGGGTGGGGCGAGGATGGTTGAGAAAGGATATGAGGCAGCGAAAGGAGACATCGAGCGCGTAATGGAAAAAATCCTAGTTTATCTAGAAGTCTTATGGGGCCAAGACTAATGTCTGAAGCAACTTTTAGGGCACTAATTAATGACGTCCTGGTAGGCGTTGACAAGATCGGACTAGTACACGATTACGAGCGGTGGAATGCTGACTTTGGTGACTTCATTGACCTTATGCGTATTCGCATTGGTGGCAAGGATGTCATCCGGGGATGGGAGATCGGCTATCGTGGCCTGACGCCTACGCCTATAGATAGTCAGCTTTCTTTTGGAAATCTGGATGCCATTAGACAGCATCGTTTCGTCATTCGCGGCTATTTAGGCGTCTATGACGCGGACCAGAGCGAGAAGGATGCCTCCATACTGGCCGAATCGGTTTGCAACGCTATGGACAGCGACACAGCACTCAACGAGGCCGCGTTCCGCGTCTTGCCTACATCGGCTGTCGTCGGAACGGGCGAATACAGTGGCACACTCTGTCATGTGATCACCGTGACTGTTCGAGTAGAGGAGTATCACGAATGAGCAAATACTTTGTGAAGTTACCCAGAAATCCACAGATGTGGATTGTCGATAAAGGCAAGAGGACAATGGTTGCCAATACTGCCGAAAGGCAAAAGCATGGCCTGCTGCCCGTTCACGTCATCAGCGAGGAGGAGCTGGAGGCCCTCCCGATCAAAGGCCAAAAGGCAGGAGCAGATGAAGTGTCAGATGAGTTGGGAAAAGGCTGATCTACTTGTGGGCACAAACCAGATGATTAGCACAGTCAACGAGCAGGCACAGATCATGCCGTACACGGGCGAACGGGCCTGTCCATGGAACCCGGCAACAGGCCGAACGGTCATGACTCATCACATCATGCGCTATGCCTGGGCGACGCCTTTCTGCTGGCAGAAATCAGTTGTTGACCTGGGCTGCGGAACCGGCTACGGTGCGTTCCTGCTGTCATGGGTGGCAAGGCACGTTCAAGGTATTGACATCGACAAGCGTACCATCGAGTATGCTCACCAGTGGTTCGCAGGCGAGCAAGCCCACTTCACGGTCCAAGATATGACGCGCGGCGTACCCGATGGCGACATATACGTGGCCTTTGAGTGCCTGGAGCATGTGCAGGATATCCGGGTTGTGCTAGAGGCCATCGGCAGCCGACCACTCGTATGGTCAATACCCGTATCGAATAATAGCAAGTATCACGTCAGACCGTATAGCGTGAGAGACATTCAGACAATCATGCGCGGTTCTGACTTCTACTCCCAGGGCAAGGACGGCCAGATTATTGCCGCAGATGTAGCATGGTTTGATCCTGTCTACATCGTCGGAATAAGGCGTTAGGATGTCAATACAACGCAATAGGCCATTAAGAAAGATGCAGCGCGAATTTGAGGCGGCTAAGACCACTTGTGGAGATCATCAATGCGTATCATAGTTGCGTATCCCGGCGCGATCTTTTCGACCTTCGATGTCGCCCACAACTACACCAAGGCATTGAAGGACCTCGGCCATGATGTCCATGTCTTCGACTATCATACGCGCCTATGGTTTTACAGTGAGGCCCTGAAGCATTGGGCGACGGTCAATCCTACGGCCAAACGTGCGCCCAGCGATAATCTCATCATGGCAAGTGAGGCTATCATTCTGGACACCATTGAGTTTGTGCCTGATGTCATCCTCATGGTTTATGGTGTGCAGTTGCATCGCCGGGCCTTTGACTTACTGCATAGGCTACAGGTCAAGATTGTCCTGCTGTTAACCGAGTCGCCTTATCTGGACGACATTCAGGCAGAGATAGCGACCAAAGGATTCGCGGCGGGACTGCTGACGAATGACAAGAACAGCGTTGACCGGCTGAAGGAGGCAACGGGCTTGCCTACGGCATACTTGCCGCATAGCTACAATCCCGATACGCATAAGCCCATGCTAACAGTACCCGAAGGCTTCCACCATGATGTCTTTTTCCGGGGCACACTCTGGCCTGAAAGGCAAGAGACATTCTTGCCCTTGGCTGAGTTGCTGCAGGACGACTACGACATCGACATCGACGGCATCATGCTCAAAGATGACGACCCGGATTTTAGCGGCATCATGCCCAACGAATTAGTGGCGATGCACTACGCTGGCAGCAAAATCTGTATCAACAAGCACCGCACGATCAGTAAAGGCTATGAGGGCGAGGATAGGCAAGTACATATTGCTCCTGACGCTGCCTACAGTCTTGGGCCAAGGACTTATGAAGTTGCCGCTTGCGGGACGTTTCAACTATCCGACTATCGCCCCGAACTGAAGGACGTTTTTAACGGCTCTATCCCCACGTACACGGATGGGGCTGACTTACTGGCTAAGGTTAGATACTATCTAACCCATGATGAGGAACGCGCGGCATTGGCAAAACAGGCTAGACAAGCCGTGAGTCACTGCACTTTCGCAGACCGCGCAGCAGACATCGTTATCCCATTTCTTCAGGAGGTGAAAGATGGGCGCACCGTATAGTGGTAAGAATGCCTTGATATATCTCAGCGGTCAGGAGTTGGTTGGCGCGAATGCCTGGAGCATCAACAGCACAAACCAAGCCTCTGAGGCCCCGCAGTTCAATGACACTTGGATGAGGCAAGTCCCTGGTCTGCTGAACTGGGGCGGTAACATTACCGCATGGGATCAAGGCGACGAGAGCATCTTGTTCGACATGGCAACGGCAGGTGTAGCGATCGATATGATCATCTACCCTGATCGTGGTACGCCAGCAAACTACTATCAGGGCAACGCCATATTCGGCGTGAACTCGAGTGGTAGCACATCGTCCCCGGTCGACAAGACTGGCGACTTTGTTGGCGATGGCGCGTTGTCCGTTAACGGCTTCACGTAAGCCGATGACCGATAGCCAGACCGAGCAAAAGGCAGCAGTGGGCGAGGGAGGTCGATATGACTGTGACGTAGAAGGCTACTCCGGTCATATCGTCTTC